AACTTTACTTTGCATCTGAACTGGAGAACCTATGATTTCTGGAAGTTACGAGTCTTTTTTGCGTATGCTTGAGGAAGCTTTCGAGGCTGGCTTTTCTGCTGGTCATCACTCAGAAAATAACCCTGCCGATCATACTGAGGATTGGGAAGAATACAAAAAAGAAATTGAGGAGAACCTGTAATGCTGACTATTGACAATCCCAGCAAGTTCGACTGGGCCAACATGGATCTAGGGGAGTGCATGGAGGGTAACGCTATGGATACCCACTTCACCCTGAAGCTGTTTGATCTTATCGTAGATCGTTTGGAGGACAATACTATGAACCTCCTTAAGCACGTTGTCATGCCTAGCCTATCCAACTTTGCAGAGATGGAGTGGGAAGGTTTGATTGTAGATCAGGGGGCTCTTGGAAAAGTGGGTCGCCAGCTTTCCTCTAAGAACATGGACCGAGAAGACGGGCTATACACCTGTAAGGGGGTTACGACGAAAGATAACGTGTCTTCTAACGCAGACCTGTGTGAGATTCTGTATACTAGAGAGGGTGGCATGGAGCTTTACCCTCCTGACAGGACACCTAAGGGGGCACCTTCTGTCTCCGCACCTACACTTAAACTACTACTGGAACACATTGACGAGGAGCTAGAGCGCCGTGGCTAATTGGAAGCACAGAGATGAGGGGAAGCGTATCAGTAAGTCTGTTGTCGCCAGCAAGAGCACCGAGGAGTTGCTTGAGTCTAAGAAGTTTATCAAGGGCTTGCTTGACCTTCGCAAGTCTCAGAAGCTGACTAAGACTTATATTGATGGTACGAAGAAAGCCATCGAGTATAACGAGCAGAGCAAGGTTTTCGTGGACTTCCGGTTTGATGGCACGGCTACTGGCCGTCTGTCTTGTGCCTCCTACAACGCGCAGAAACCGATGGGTGTATCGTTCCACACTCTACCTAGAGAGACCGAGGACAACATCAGAGACCTGTTCTGTGCTCCTCCTGGCTGGGACTTCATTGCCGCTGACTATGCTGCGATGGAGCTACGGGTCTTGGCCCATATCTCCAAAGAGTTCGTCATGCAGAAGGCATTCAAGTCTGGTGCGGACCTGCACACTTACACGGCTAGACTCCTGTTCCAGAAGGAGAACATCAGTAAGGAAGAGCGTCAGATTGCCAAGACTGTATCCTTCCTCATTGTTTATGGAGGAGGTGCTTTCAACTTGAGTGAGACGATGGGTATTCCCATGAAGCGTGCTGAGAAGATCATCGCGGACTACCAGAACGTCTACCCAGGTATCTTCAAGTACATGGATTTTGTTAACGAGTATGTCCTAGCAAACCAAGAGGCGTACACTATTTTCGGTCGTACCCGCAAGCTACCTAATGTTACGAGTCGTGACCGAGGCGTAATCAATCGTGCGCTTAGACAAGGGCTAAACTTCACGATCCAGTCCACGGCGTCAGACATTCTCCTGTGCGCTCTGCTAGGCATCAGCCGCAGGTTCAAGAGAGAAGGTATGGAGGCTCGCCCTGTAGCCACGGTCCATGACTCGATTGAAGTAGTTTGTCCCAAGAATGAAAGCAAGAGAGCTATTGAAATCATTCACAATGAAATGGTAAACTATCCCACGCTTAAAAAAGTATTCGATATCGAATTTGATGTTCCCTTCGGTATTGATGTTGAGCTTGGGACCTCGTTTGGGAACGGTAAGGAAGTACATTTTGAGGGGGGAGTCCCCATTCTATGAAACTACAAGTATTAGACAAAGGTTCCGTTGAGCTTATGAGCCACACGCCTGACGGAGACCTTCTGGTTGTTAACGCGGCTCGATGCTCATTTGACAAAGAAAACAAAGAATTTGATGAAGAAAAAGACAAACGACTTATCAACTACTTGGCTAGGGAGCGACATGACCTCCCGTTTCGTCATCCTTCTGCTACTTTACGTATCGTTGCTCCTATTTTCGTGCTTCGCCAGTTGGGCAAGCATCAGGTTGGCTTCTCTTGGAGCGAGGTTTCTAGAAGATATATCACCGGAGAGCCAGAGTTCCATGAGCCCGCCATCTGGAGGGAGAAGGCTGATAATGTAAAGCAAGGTAGCAAGGACACTATGCACTCAAGGAGTTCCAACATGATGTCTAGGAATAAGTTTGTGAATCACAACGCTCTTACAGTGTATGATGACATGCTTAAGGCGGGAGTTGCTCCTGAGCAAGCTAGAATGGTTCTTCCGCAGTCTATGTTCACAACTACTGTAACCACGGGAACTCTTCTGGGCTGGAATCACCTGTGGAACTTGAGGACAGAAAAGCATACACAGCTAGAGGCCCAGAAGTATGCTAGAGCCGTGGGACAGATCATGGAAAAGCTGTTCCCTGTTAGTTGGGAGGCTCTATGCCGACGCTGATTATCGGGGACCTACATTTCAATCACACCCCCAGAGGATTGATGGAGGCGCAAGTAAAAACTGTAAAAGGTATCGTAGAGAGGGGCATTGTCAAGCATAGGTGTGACTCCGTTATCTTCTTGGGTGACCTAATGATGCACAGATCCCCCCGCCCCCCGGTAATGTTGTCTCTTAAGTATTTAATGGATTGGATTACTGAGGAGAAAGGTTTGTCCGTTTCTATTCTAAGAGGGAATCACGACAGCTATAATAAATCAGATGATGGAGTAACCTCCCTCTCCCTGCTTGAGAATGATAAAGTAAAAGTAATTACTCAAACTTACTATGATGAAGAGAACAATTGGACATTCATACCGCACTACGAAGATGAGTCGAGGATTGAACATGATTTGGGTTCTGCCCATCCAGGTAGTTTTGTCTTTGGTCATTTTGGTTACGTCGGTTCTCTTAACTCTGCTGGTGACGCCGACTTTGGCCTTCAACTGGATGCTTTCAAAAACCGTACTATACTTGGGCACATTCACAAGCATACCGAAGACGGACAAGTTACAGTCCTGGGAACACCCTATTCAACAAACTTTGGAGAAGCTGGAAAAGATTGCTATTACGGAGTTATCACAAAGAAGGGATTCAAAAAATACCCAATAGACTTTGGTGTTAGGCACTTAGTAATTGATTATGAAACAGTTAAAAACAACTCTGATTGGATCAACCAAAAAGACTGGTTTACATTGCTGCGGGTTACTATTAACTCATTGGAAGAGGACTCGTCTGTGGCTTGGACATGTGACGGGTTGGATGTGGGCTTTATGGAGATAAAGTACGTCCCTCTGTTAGACGACAGGGATGTGTTCGACCCAGAGCCCGGAGTAATTTCTTTACAGGTCAACGACGATCTGATCGAGCAGTATTTAAACGCTAGTAACACAAAGATAAACAAAGAAGTTCTACTTGAGGGTTTAAGAAGTATTCATGAAAATCAAAAGAATCGAGATCAATAATTTCTACTCAATAAAAAACATAGACTTTAAGATTGGAAGTCTAGGTGAAGGAGTAGTTATGATTGAGGGTAAGAACAAAGATACCCGTGGGTCTAATGGGTCTGGTAAGAGTGCTCTGATTGAGGCTCTTGTCTGGGGTCTGTTTGGGAGGACTGTGCGTAAGTCTACTGAAGAAGCTTTGGTTAACAATCGTACAAGAAAAAACTGCTCAGTGCGTATTGAAGTAGATAATTTAATTATTGAGCGAGGCAAGAGGCCAACCTACCTAAAGCTGTTTAAGGATGGGGAGGAGATTACTACTGACAATGCGACCAATACCCAGAAGACTATCGACGATCTGCTAAACACAAATTATAAGGTATTTCTTGCATCCACAATCTTCGGACAACAGAATAACATTGAGTTCCTGACCGCTTCTCCTGATGATAAAAGAACTATCATTAAGAACTTCTTGAATTTAGATGACCTGTTTGCTTTGCGTGATTCTGTAAAGTATCTGAAGTCCGAGTATAATCAAGGAGCCAAGCGTCTGTCAGCGATCTTAGAAGAACACCAAAGGACGGTGGAGACGTATGAAGAAGAAATTATCGGGGCTAGAGGGTCCCTTGAAAAAGTTGATTCAGAGCTTATGGATAAGTGCAGGGATCTTACCCTTGCAGATGTGGTTTCGGTGCATGATCACAACCAACGCATCGACTGGTCCGTGAAAGATGCCCTGCGTCTCCTTAAAGGCGAGCAGAAGCGAGCACAGGAGTTCCTAGCGGATGCTAGGGCTAAGGCATGTAGGTCATGCGGTCAAAAAGTTAAAGATGCTATGAACGAGCATGAGTTAGCTGATCGGATGGCGATGTTTGATGCCGAGATTGAAAGTATTCAGCAAGAAATAACTAATCTTAAAAATAGCTACAAAGAGGTGTTGATTGATCCGAAAGATTTTGGTGTCATAACAGAGTACAAATCTATTGAAAATAAAATCGGCTTCCTTGAGAGGGAGAAGGAGAAGTGCCTCAATAAGATGCAGAATGTTTATGATGAACGTGGTGATTACAACACTAAATACGAGATCATGAAGTTCTGGGAGAAAGCCTTCTCTGAGAATGGGGTGGTAAAATTTGTGATCAGAAATATCCTTGAGTATTTCAACGCCAAGGTTAACTTCTACCTGTCCCACCTTTCTCAGGGCAAGTTCTTCATTGAGTTCGACGAATCGCTCTCGGAAACGATCACCCACCAAAACCAAACTATTCACTATATCTCCCTGTCAGGGGGAGAGAAGAAAAAAATTAGCCTAGCAGTCATGCTGGGCCTACAGAGCCTACTAAAGATCTCTAATACCGAAGACGTTAATATTATGTTTTTCGATGAAATCGCTGAATCTTTGGACGCGGAGGGAATGGAAGGGCTCTACATACTACTCTCAGAACTAAAGAAGACTAAGACTTTGTATGTAATTACTCATAATAATTACCTCAAATCTTTAATGGACAATGCTCGCACCGTGACTATGATAAAGTCCAACGGTACATCTAAACTATCTGTAGGAAAATAATTATGGCAAATGCAAATCTCGACCCTCTGGGTCAATCAATCTTTGAATCTCGATACGCCTACCCTGGCGAAACTAAGTGGGCAGAGCGTGCCCGTGTCATCGCTAAGACCATCGCGTCGGCAGAACCTGATGAAGATAAAGAGCGCGTAGAGAAATCGTTCTATGACGCTATTGGTTCTGGTGATCTAATTCCCGGCGGCAGAATTATCTTTGGTTCTGGTCGTAACCGTGGTCGTCACAACCTACTTAACTGCTACGTCATTATTCCTGAGGACAACGTGGACTCCATCGGTAAGACCGTGCAGGACATGTATCGTATCTCCTGTGCTGGTGGGGGTGTAGGCTTCAACGTCTCTAAGCTTCGTCCTAAGGGGGACAACATTGGCAGCGTTGCTAACTCGGCTCCAGGCGCGGTCTCTGTCCTTAAAATGATCAACGAGGTGGGTGAGCACGTTCGCGCTGGTAAGAACCGACGCACTGCGCTTATGGGTATCCTTAACGTCACTCACCCGGACCTCCTAGAGTTCCTGTCCGTTAAGCTTGATCAAGGTCAACTAAACAACTTCAACATTTCTGTTGCTATTACTAACCGCTTCCTTGAAGCAATCGAGTTAGGTGAGGACTGGCACTTTACGTTTAACAGCAAGGAGTATCACCTTTACGACATGGTTCGCAGCAGCGATGGTGAGACCATTCGCGTGGTTGGCCTAGATCCTGAGGATGCCATGGCCCGAGCCGAGAACTTCCACAAGGTTGCTTGGACAGATACCTTTGATATGCTGGGCCAGCGTGACATGAAGGCACGCGAGCTTTGGGATCTTATCTGGACTAACTCTGTTGAGTCTGGTGATCCAGGCATCTACAACATTGATCTAGCTAACAGCTACACTAACGTCAGCTACTTCGAGGATCTTGACAGCACTAATCCGTGCGGTGAGATTTCTCTACCCAGCTACGGTAACTGCTGCTTGGGTAACATTAACCTGGACAATATGGTACTAGAGGATGGCTCTGATATTGACTGGAAACGTCTAGCCAAGACGGTACGCACTGGTATTCGCTTCCTGGATAATGTTCTTACTGTTAATACCTTTCCTACCGATGAGTGTAAGACTGTTGCCGAGCGTTCCCGCCGTGTCGGGCTAGGCGTCACAGGGCTTCACTACATGCTTATTCGACTTGGTATTAGCTATGGTTCGGAGAAGTGCCTAGAGTTCCTTGAGCGGCTGTTCAGCACGATTCGTGACGAAGCGTACAAGCAGTCGATCTATCTCGCTAGGGACAAGACCCCTTTCCCTGAGTTTGACTACAAGAAGTATCTTAACGAAGAGTTTGCTAAGACCCTTCCTGCGCGTATCCGAATGCTGATTAAGAAGCACGGTGTCCGTAACGCAGTTATGCTTACGATCCCGCCCTGCGGCACTACTTCCATGCTTTTCGGTCTTTCCAGCGGAATCGAGCCGATCTTCTCCGCTATGTATAACAGGCGTTATCGTCAAGCAAACGTATGGAAAGAGTCTTTGGTGGTTGACCCACTGTTCCAGGAGTATTATGCTAAAGGCAAGGACTTGTCACCATTCGTAGGTGCTTACGATGTTGCTCCAGAAGGACACATCAAAGTCCAAGCTACTATTCAGAAATATATCGACTCTTGTATCTCCAAGACAATTAACCTTCCTGCGGAAGCCACCCCAGAGCAGTTCTCACAAGCCGCTCTAGACTTCTCTCCGTATCTAAAAGGATTTACTGTCTACAGAGCAGGATCAAAAGGAAACGAACCACTACAAGCTATTCCACTAACAGAGGAAAACATTGAAAAATACATGTCAAAGCCCGAGCCCGTCGAAGCCGCAGTCCAATCAGGAGATGCCTGTGCAGCCGCTGGAGGAGACTGTTGAGTTGGAGCCCCTTCCGAGGGACGACGACCCGTACTGGGAGGACTAATGGCAATATTTGAATGGGTATGTCAGGAGTGTAATATTTATTGGGAGAGAGATCTACCAGTAGGAAAAGCTCCTGACAGAACAAAATGTCCTAAGTGTAAAAAACTTTCGGAAAGATACTTTGCTAATCAGAACCTACAGCATAGCTGGGGTGAAGATAAGGATTTTCATACTGTTCGAAGGCGGTTTAAAAAGCACGCTGAGAAAGGTTGGGATAAGACCTCCGCAGACCGTTGGTTGGAAGGAAGTATTCAAGGCTCAAAAGATGCAATGAATAATGAGAGCTTTAGGTACAAGCCCGCTCACATTGATTTTGAAAAGCTGGCTAAGGATGGTAAGGCTAAAAAGCTGTCCGACAAAGAGTCCGCAGAAAAAATGGAAAGAGCTAAAAAACTAACCCAGCAAGCCTATGATGTAGCGAACGAGAAGGGCTACAAGGACATAGGTAGCACTAAACTAGACATTACAAAACCACAGAAGCAACAATAATAATATGGCTTACGATTTTTCCGACAATATTCAGCGCGGAATCCTTTACTTCCTTAAGTCTAACAAGGATTTCTACCTGCAAATCGTCAACCTCGTAAAGCCGGAGCATTTTGATTATCCGTCTCATGCGCGGATCTTTAACACCGTTCATTCTTATTATGAAAAGTACGGCAAGCTTCCCACCGACGAGTTTATCCTTCAGGATGTGAAGGATAGCCTTGGTTCGAGGGAGAGCGTGTCGGACTATGACGACGAGCTTACTTACATCAACAGTCTCGACCAAGAGACGATCAGTAACTCAGAGTACATGCTAGACCTCGTGGAGAACTTCGCTAAGAAGGAAGCCATGAAGTCTGCTATTGCGGAAAGCATCTCGTTGGTTCAAGAGGACCGGATGGAGGAGGTTGAGGCTCTGGTAAAGGAGGCCCTCCTCGTCCATCGAGATGTGGACACAGGCCAGGATTACTTCTCAGACATTCACATGCGATGGGACCGTACCTTCAACGAAGAGAAGAAGGAGAAGTATAAGACTGTTCTACCCTCCCTGGACAGATCTCTTGAGGGAGGACTAGGCAAGAAAGAGCTTGCTATGGTGGTCGCTCCTCCTGGGGTGGGTAAGTCTCTGTACCTAGTAAACCAGGGTGTCCAGGCTATGATGGAGGGGCAGAAGGTCCTGTATATCTCCTTGGAAATGAGTGAGGATAAGATTGCACAGAGGTTCGACTCCGTAACCACTCTAGTCCCTCAGTTCAAGCTGAAGAGCCCTTCTTCTCAGCTTACAGTCAAGGAGCGTCTGGACCTATTCAAGGAGAGGTTCCCCGGAAGCGACCTAATGATTAAGGAGTTTCCTACAGGCCAAGCGTCTTCAAACACCGTCAGGAATCTACTGGTTCAGCTACAGAACTACAATGAGTTCGAGCCAGACTTAGTAATTATTGATTACCTAGAACTACTGCACCCCGTGCGAGAGATTCCACAGGAGTACCTTGCCCAGCAGCGGATTGCAGAAGAGATTCGTGGTGTAGCTATGGAGTTTAATATTCTTGTGTGGACTGCCACTCAGACCAATAGACAAGGGCGCATGGTGACGGTCATCACGGATGCGGAGCTTGGGGACAGCTACGGCAAGATTCGAACTTGTGATTTCGCTATCTCTCTGAATCAATCAGAAGAAGAGTTTGACAACGGGGTTATGCGTGCCTATGTAATGAAGTCTCGTAACGGTAAACCCAGGTTTAGTGTGCACATGGGTGTAGATTATGGTACACTTCGTATGAGTGAGATTGATGGAGGATTCCATGCCGAGTAAGAGCGAACACAATATATTGGACAGGTTGGTAGAAGAAGGTATCACAGAAGTTTTAGTAGGTTATAGCTCCTACACACTAAATATTAAAAGGGGCTTAAAAGAAGCTAGTGAAAAGTGTTATGGTTTAGCAGACTTTGATAAAGGTGTTATTTCATTAGAAAAAGACATGGACCACGAAACTGCTAGAGAGACTCTGGTTCACGAACTCACTCACGTTGTTCTAGAGCTTTGTGGATTGGGGGGTAACGAGGATACAGGCTTGGTAGAAGCTCACACTAATGAGGAAATAACCACGCTAATTTCCAGAGGTTGGCTTATGCTAATTAACCTTAACCAAAAACTATTTGAGATTATAAATGAGCAGATTAAAATCGTATGAGGTATTCCAAAAAGCCCCAGTAAAACTTAGACGTATTTCTGTTAGGAGATCTGGCACATATGTATTTGCTACCATAGCTGAAGACAGCTTCGTCAAGAGAAGTAAAAGCCAGAGATTTTACTTACTTACTGAACCTTTTGGTTTGTGCTATTCCAACCAAAACAACCCGGCTAAAATAAGTGTTCGAGGTCTTCCCGGAGATTATGTAGCAGCAGATGAAAATGGCGACTTAACTAGAGTTACCGCAGAAGATTACGCTAGAAAGTTTCCAAAACCTATTACCAACAACATGGCTATGCCCCAGACTTCGGACGATTTTTTAAATAATAACCCGAATGCTATCGAAAACCGTAGTTCCTTGAACTCTAATGAGTCTCAAGGAAACACTTCAAACGGTAACAACTATGTTAGACCAACAACTGCAAGACCTACTTACTAATTTTAGCTGGGAAAACTATAAGGAGGTCTCTGACGCCATCTCAGAGATCAACGAAAATCAAATGGAAAGGGAGATGTCTCAGCAACCTTCCATGTATTCTTACTATCATGGACTGATGGCTTCTGCCAAACATGAGTATCATGATTTGCAGACCGATGTAGGCTCTCTGACTGCCAAGCTTCGCGCTGGTCACAAGAATGCCTCTTCCGTTAAGCTTACTGCTAAGGACCTAGATGACTTGGTTCTGAGTGACGAAGCTTATGTAACAGCGAGCAAGGATCTGAACGAAGCTTCGTTCAGGTACGAGGTTCTCAAGGGTTTGTGTCGGGCTCTTGAGCACAAGAAAGACATGATTGTACAAATGTCAAGCAACCGACGCGCAGAAACTAAACTTTATAACTGAGGAAACTACAATGGCTATTGACCTAGAAGCACTACGGCGTAAACACGAACAACTTAACGGTGGGGGCACTACCTCCAACAACTCGGACTTTCTTAACAAGTTCTACCAAATCCCTGAGGGCAGCAACGCTGTTCGTATCCTTCCTGGCAAGGATGAGAATCATGAGTTCTATGCGGAGACTAAGATTCACCGCGTGACTGGACCTGATGGGAACACTAAGAACCATCACTGCCGTAAGGTGCATGGTGAGGCTTGCCCTCTCTGCGACCTGTACTATGGTTTGTGGAAGACGGGTAAGAAGGAAGACGAGGATCTTGCGCGGCTGATTAAGCCTCGCGCTCGTTACTACATGAACATTCTTGACCGCAACTCCGGGGATATTAAGATTCTCTCTGTTGGTGTCATCTTGTTCAAGAAGATTATTGCAGCCATGCTTGATGAGGACTTCGGTGATATCACTGACCTTGACAACGGGCACGACTTTAAGATTATTAAGGAGATGGAGGGACAGTGGCCCAAGTACGACCAGTCGGCACCACGCCCGAAGTCTTCCCCTGCTGGATCTAAAGCTGAGGTCGCCTCTGCTATGGAAAGCCTTCATGATATTCACTCCCTCGTTAAACTAGAGGACTACGAGGAGTACAAGAAAGTGGTGGCGGCTCTTACTGGGCTCCCAGAACTTAATAACCCCAACGGCCCCGATGAAGATGTTTCGGACGGGGATTATCTCTCTAAACTTCAAAGCTGATTATGAAAAACCTTATTCTATCCGTTGCAGCGGCTCTCGTCATCATGACGGGTTTTACTTCCTGCAAACTTATTAGTGACCTCTTCGGAGAAGACACTATTGTAACCACTCCATCACAACTCGTAGAGGGCGCTGAGATGGAGCCTCTCCCGCTTGAGACTCTACCCGCAAGTGTTGTAGGTGAGCTTCCTGATGGCACTCAGCTAGTCTTGGCTGATCGTGAAGACCTTATTGAGGAGGGTGCCTATGTTCCTTGCTCTCCAGGAGAAGGCGATGTCCCTGGGATTCTTGACGCTCTTATCGGAGTGGGTTCTGCATTTATCCCCGGCATTGCTGCTTGGGAGGGTGTCCTGACTCTAATTAGCCGCAGGAAGCGTAAGAACTACGCTAAGGCTATCAGAGCAATGGTCCCCACAGACAGCAACGTAGATATCGCTGGAACCATTCACGGTGTAGCTGCTGCTATTGGAGTTTCTCACACCTCAGAGGCCAGTGAAATGGCCGTTATGGAAGAGGAAGAAGAACTAGTCTAATCCGCCGATCTTCATTTAGGATTTGACTATAATAGGAAGGCACTGACGGGGTGCCTTCCTTTTTTATTATGACTGAAGAAAAGAAAATAAAGATACTTTGTGTTCCTGCCAATGAAGGCGGGTGTTCCTACTATAGAATCATTTGTCCTATGAGGAAGTTGGAAGAGCTTCACGGGGATAAGGTAGAGATACGCTGGGACAAGAATCCTCTAGGTATAGACGAGAAGACAGGTAAGTGGAAGGAGGGCTGGGAGTTTGAGAATATGAAGTGGGCAGATATCGTGTTCACTCAGAATCTCTCTAACTTTGGTGGACCTTACACAGCAAGAATTGTCGGCAAAGCCAAAGAGTTCGGTTGCTTCGTTCACTACGACACGGATGATCTACTTACTAATATTTACGAGGGCCATAGGCTCTATAATGTGTACAAGGAGAAAGGACTAGAAGAGATCGCGGGGTTCATTTACAGCCACGCCAATCTAGTTACAGTCACTCAGAGGAAGTTTGCTGAGAGAGTTAAGCCTTACATTGGTAAAGGGAATGCTTTGGCTATAGTAAAAAATACTATTGATTACAATCTTCCTTGTTGGAACCTACCCAAAACTAAAGTTAAGAAGAAGAAGAATTACGTTCGCTTTGGCTGGGTTGGGGGTATTCACCATGAGCAAGACCTAAAGTATTTCTCAGGAGTGCCTCACCTAGTGAACCAAAGAGTTGGGCGAGAGAACTGTCAGTGGGATTTCTATGGACATCCGCCTCCGGGCAACACAGACTGGCAGACAGACGTTTGGAAGAGCTATAAGAGCATTATCCTAAGAGGATTTAAGGGAGGCAAGAATTGGAATATTCATCACGCACTTCAACCGGATCGTTATGGACAGTTCTATGCAAACATGGACGTTGCTTTAGCTCCACTAGAGATGA